AAATATGTAGAAGAGCAGGAGATTCTCTTCGGTGATGGTACCGGCGCGCACCTGAAAGGCATCGTCCCGCAGGCGTCTGCTTATGACGCTGCCTTTACCGTTGAGCAGCAGAACGGCATCGATGATCTGCGCCTCGCAATGCTGCAGGCGCAGCTGGCGCGCTTCCCGGCTTCCGGCCACGTCCTGCACTTCATCGACTGGGCGAAGATTGAACTCACTAAGGACACGCTGGGCCGCTATATCCTGGCGAACCCGGCGGCCCTGACCGGGCCTACCCTGTGGGGCCTGCCGGTGGTTGCGACCGAAGCCGCAGCATTCCAGGGCAAGTTCCTGACCGGAGCATTCAACGCCGCGGCCCAGCTGTTCGACCGTGAAGATGCCAACGTGGTGATCTCCACTGAGAACGCCGACGACTTCGAGAAAAACATGATCTCGATTCGTTGCGAAGAGCGCCTGGCGCTGGCGGTGAAACGGCCGGAAGCGTTTATCTATGGAGCCTTCACTGCGCCTGCTGCAGGTGGCGGTGCGTAATCCTTAACGGCGGCCTGCGGGCCGCTTTTCTTTTCCTTTAAGGAGACAGCCATGAAGCTGATCGCTATCAAGCCCATTTACTTTGAAGGCAGCGTGCTTACTGAAGGCACCGAGTTCGAGACGCTGGAGCAGCATGGTCGCGAGCTGGTGGCACGCGGTTATGCCGCAGAACCCGGCGCCAAAAAACCGGGACCGGAGAAAGACCCCGATCCAAAAGGCAAAGGCAAAGGTAAGTAAGGGGCGCGCATGCTGATTAAAGAGCAGGTTAAGACGCACTGTCGCATCGATGCCGAAAACACTGCAGAAGATGCCTGGATTGAAACCAGCATAAAAGCCGCGGTGCGGTATGTGCAGAGATGGACCCGCCGCCGGATTTATGAAAAGGCTAATGACCCGCTTTATATGGCCGATCCCGACGCGTTGCTTTATGGCGAAGATATCGAAATTGCTATGTTAATGCTTATCGCACACTGGTACGCAAACCGGGAGGCGGTAATCACTAATGGCACTTCATCCGCTGTTGACCTGGCGGTTGAGTCGCTACTTCAGCCATATCGGATTTATGGGGTATAGGTGGCGGAATGGCTTGTCGTGGTTGCGCTGCTCGACGAGAGTGGCTGAAAAAATGGATGGAGATTGCCTATGAACGAGCAACAGGTAAACGAACTGCTGAAAGCGCTGGAGCTACAGACAAAAGCGCAGAAAGACCAGACCGCTGCGATAAACCGCCTGGCGGAATCCAATGAAGCCCTGACTGCCGTGATTTACCAGTCGATGGTCTCTGATGAGGACGACGACGGGTTACCACCGCAGACCTATCTGAGCGGTAAACCCAGGGGTTAAACATGCAGGCAGGCAAACTGAACAAGCGCGTGAAGCTGCAGAAGCCTGTGAAAACGCAGAGTCCGGCCACCGGCGCGGTGCTTAATAGCTGGGCTGATGTTGCTGAACTCTGGGCTAACGTTACAGACCTTTCCGCGCGCGATTTTGTGGCCGCACAGGCGGGGCAAAATGAGATCACGACCCGGATCACTATCCGCTGGCGTGAAGATATCACCGATAAACACCGTATTCTTTACCGCGGACGAGTCTACGACATTCAGGGTGTGCTGGAAGACGATAAAAGTGGTCTGGAATATTTAACGCTTCCATGCTCCCGGGGGGTTAACGATGGCTGATGGCATTGATGTTCAGATCACCGGCATTGAGTCGCTGAAGCAGAAACTCAACGAGGTGAATGACGACCTGAAGCGAAAGGGCGGGCGCGCTGCGCTGCGCAAAGCAGGCAACGTTATTGTGAACCAGATTAAGGCGAATGCACTGCGTCTGGACGATCCGAAAACGGCGCGCAGTATTGCAGATAATGCGGCGCAGCGCTGGAACGGGAGACTGTTTAAGCAAACCGGCAACCTCGGCTTTAGGATTGGCATTCTGCAGGGGGCAAAGCTCAAAAAAGATCCCAGCCTGGCCGCAGATGCACCCACCCCGCACTGGCGTCTGCTGGAGTTTGGTACGGAAAAAATGACACCGAAACCCCTTGTTCGCGCAGCGGCAACATCCCGCACCCAAGAGGTGATCGCCACGTTCGCCACCGAGTATGAAAAAAGCATTGACCGGGCGTTGCGACGAGCGTGCCGAAAAGGAGGCGGATCGTGATTGCTCCCCTGTTTTCTGTGTGCGCGGCCAGTCCGGCAGTGCGGGCGCTGATTGGCGATTCGCCCGTGCGGCTTTACCCGTTCGGACAGCAGGACGATAACGTGATTTATCCCTATGTCGTCTGGCAGAACGTGAACGGCGCACCTGAGAACTATCTCGGCCAGCGCCCGGATGCAGATACTTGGTCACTGCAGGTTGATGCCTGGGCGGATACCCCGGATGAGGTGATTTCTGTGGCCGCAGCGCTGCGTGATGCCATTGAACCACACGCACATATAACCCGCTGGGGCGGGCAGGAACGAGACCCCGAAACAAAGCGCTATCGCTATTCCTTCGATGTTGACTGGATAGTGAAGCGATAACCCCTCAATACACCGGCCCGGCGCCGGTTTTTTTATGCACGGAGAAAACCATGTCTGTACTGACGCAAGGCACTCAGTTTTTTGTGCTCGCCCAGGGCGCGGTAAGTGAAATCGAATGCATCACCAGTTTTTCACCGGGCGGAAACCCGGCGGATCAAATTGAAGATACCTGTCTTTCTGAGCGAAACAGCCGCACCTATAAGGTCGGTCTGCGTACGCCCGGCCAGGCGACGGTGGGTCTGAACGCTGACCCGGAAAACGCCAGCCATATTATGCTGCACAACCTGGCAAACTCGGACGACCACGAAGAACTGACGTTTGCGGTGGGCTGGTCTGACGGCACTGCATCTCCGACGGCAGCCGCCCAGGGTGCAGCAGGTTCAGTGGATGGCCTGACGCTACCGGAAAGCCGCACCTGGTTTATTTTCCGCGGCTATGTCTCTGACTTCCCGTTTGACTTCTCCGCCAATACGGTGGTGACCACTTCAGCAACCATCCAGCGTTCAGGCGGATCGGTCTGGGTACCTAAGGCGGGTGATTAATGAAACTGACTCTCGATGCACTTAAACAGGCCGGGGCATTCACTGGCCGCCCGGTAGAAAAGCAGATCACCTGGCGCCAGGGCGAGGAGGAGTTCAGCGCTACTGTCTTTGTTCGCCCGCTGGGCTATCACTCGGCGATGACGGATGTGATGGCGGCAAACGGGCGCGTGGATGGCGTGGCAGGACGGATCGCCGCGTCCGTCTGCGATGAGAACGGGAAACCGGTATTCACCCCGGCGGACATTACTGGCGAGGCGGACCCGGAACGCGGTGCGCTGGATGGTGCGCTCACTATCGCTCTGCTGTTAGCCATCCAGGAGGTTAACGATCTGGGAAAGATGAACTCAGCACCGACGATGAATTCTGGTGCGAACTCGTCCTGAATGGTATAGGCGGGCATACCATCGCCCAGGCTCAGGAAGTTCTCAGTTTCCGGGAATTTCAGATATGGGTGAAATACCGTGAGCGTTACGGGAGCCTCAATCCGATGCTTCGCACGGAATGGGCTGGCGGGATGATCTCCAGCACTATCGCCAACGTGAACCGTGGTAAAGACGCACCGCCTTTCAGCGTCACTGATTTCACCCTTCACTTTACCAAAACAACGGCCACCACAGACCCCGTCACGCTTGATGAGGCTAAGCGGACCTGGTTTTAAACACTCACGGAGACGGTATGGCAGCCAGATCACTTGGAACCCTGACTATTGACCTGATTGCCAATATCGGGGGCTTCGCGGCGGGCCTTAACCGGGCGGAGCGGCAGTCTCAAAAATGGCGCCGTCAGGTACAGGAGGATGTCCGTCTTGCCGGTGCCGCACTGGGGTCGATGGCAACCATCGCGGCCGCAGCAGCGGTATCTGCAGGCGTGGCAGGTATTAACCTGTTAAAAACCACATCAAAGCAGATCGCTGAAACTGACAGGCTCGCCAAATCCCTGCGTATGTCCACACAGGACTTACTGGCCTGGCAGTTTGCCTCCCAGAAAGCTGGCGTGTCAGGCGAACAAATGGCCGACATCTTCAAGGATATCGGCGACAAGATTGGTGATGCGGTTCTTAACCAGTCGGGTGAGGCCGTCGATGCGCTGAATGCTCTCGGCCTGTCAGCGAAGAAGTTGTCCACGGAAACGCCCGACCGACAACTGCTGGCAATCGCTGGGGCGCTGGAAAAGGTAGGTACTAACGCCGAAAAGATCACCATACTCGAAAGCCTGGGCAACGACCTCTCAAAACTGTTGCCGCTTTTCGATAACAACAGCCAGAAGCTTCAGCAGTTTCTTAAGCTGTCACGGCAATACGGCGTAGCGCCGGATCCCCAGTCCATTGATGATCTGGTTAAAGTAAACTCACTTTTTGAGGATATGGAGACCCAGGCGCAGGGATTAAAACTCGAAATAGCAACAGGTCTGGCGCGTGTAGATCTTTCACCCTTACAGGCCGGACTGAGTGATTTACGGGCAGTATTTACCGATCCTAAAGTCCTTCAGGGGCTGGCAGATATGGTAGGAGGAATTGCTTCTCTTGTCGGCTGGCTGGGCAAAGCCGCGTCATCGCTGGGCAGCCTTATTGATAATTATCAGGGCGGGCAAAAATTATCCGCGAACGCCTCGTTGTTTGAAGTTGAACGGCGGATCAAAAACCTTGAAGCCGATCTGAATGACGAAGGTTTCCTGGCGGGTGTTAATCGCCTCGGCATGGATACGGAAGGGAAGCAGAAGGAGCTGAACGAACTACTGGCGCAGCGTACGCGCCTAAAGTCGATTGCTGCAGCGGCGCCTGTTATTTCCTCCGCAACATCTCCTGTTAACGCCTCAGGTAATTACACCCTCGCTCCAGGCGAGTCCAACGGAAAAGTGACCCCTGACACGGGTGCCAAAAAGCTGGAAAGTGCCTTCAAATCCATGGAGCTGGGCTACCTGCGCCAGATTGCACTGATCGACACTACCGGCCAGAAAACAGCAGAGGTGACCGAGCAGCAGAAACTTCAGTTTGATCTGGCGGAGGGAAAGCTCACCGATATTAACGACGCCCAAAAAGTCCGGCTGCAGCAGCTGGCTCAGGAAGTGGACCGTCTGAATCAGCTTAAAAAAGCCAATGA